CTGTTCAAGATGCATCGACCAATCGTGGAGAACCTTTTAGAGACGTCGTTCACTTACGTCGCCTGTAACCAAGCAATCACAGACCAGATCTATGGTTACGTGTGCGCGAAGCGTCATGAATTTGACGTTTTGAATAAAAAGCGCAGCTTACTAATCGTCCATTGGGCGCATGTTAAAAGTGTGTTTCGCGCCATGGGCATGGCGTCGACGATTCTAGAGCGGGTGTTCGGCTATCGTAGAGGGGAAAAGGTTCTTCACACCCATCAATCCCGCATCATCAAAGACTTAAAACGGGGGCACAATCTTGAATACGCCCCGAAATGCCAAACAGCAGACGGAAGCGATGTATTTATCGAGCATTTTGCTGCTGAAAGAATCAAACACTACGGAGGCCACCATGGCGGTAAGCGAAATTCATCTAAAACGCGACGCAAAAGAAGTGCGTCATCAAACACGACTCAAGCACGGGAGCAAAGTGACGCTGGAGCTACGCGGTGACTTTGTCCACGCACGTTTTGATGACGGTTACCTAGTAGCGATCCCGATGACGTCAATTGGGTTTCTTGTGCTCGATGAGTCAGGGCTTGAGAAAGAGGCGCCGAAAGTTGCTAAAGCCCCAAAACGAACCCGCCGGGTGAAGAGTGATGGCGTCCAAGCGCACTAAGCAAACTCATCAGGACGAACGAGCAGTCCTGCGGGAGTTTACCCGACGATTTGGCGATGTTTCGGACCTTGGCGGCCCAGAACAAACGCCAGATCGAACTTTTCGTTTTCGAGAAGACCTTTTTAAGCAGCAGACCGACTTTATTGACCACCCTAGCAAGCTTAAAGTCGCATGTTGCTCACGTCGAGCTGGCAAAAGTACCGCAGCGGCGATGTATCTCATCGAGCAGTGCCTAAGACACCCTGAATCTCTCTGTGTTTACCTTGCAACGTCCAGAATGGCCGCAAAACGCATTCTTTGGCTTCTTTTAAAGCAGTTAAGTCGCAAATATGACCTTAAACTACGATTTCAAAACACTGACCTCGTCTGCCACTTCAACAATGGATCACGAATCGAATTGCACGGTTGTTCCGATGCAGGTGACCTCGACAGGCTACGAGGAAACAAGTTTAGACTCGTGGTCGTGGACGAAGCCGGTCACTTCACATCAATACTCGACGAATTAGTCCAAGAAACGATAGCTCCGGGCTGCATAGATTTGGATGGGACAATTTGTCTCATAGGTACGCCAAGTCCACGCTGCACGGGGCTATTTTTCAACGCCTATCACGATGAGCGTCTTGGCTATCAAAAGTTTCACTGGACGCTGCACGATAACCCGTACTTGAACAAAAAACCCGGCGCCACAAAGAAGTGGCTTGATGACCGTATGATGCAAACCGGGATGACTGCTGAGAGCGCAATCTACCAACGCGAGTGGTGCGGCAAGTTTGTACGAAGCGATGACTCGCTGGTCTACAAGTACACAGAGAAAAACTTCTACGACCAACTCGACCAAGATTATGACTGGCTCTACATTTGCGGGGTCGACCTTGGGTGGCATGATGCGACAGCTTTTAGCGTAGTTGCTTATTCTCTGGAGCAACCAGCAGTCTATTTGGTTGATTGTTGGAGCCAATCAAAGCTTTTGCCTTCTCAAACTGCTGACAAGCTTCATGAACTTCATAAAGAGTACAACTTTACCAGTATCATGGTTGATACCGCCGGTATGGGTAAGGCCATTGCCGAGGAAATGCGCGCACGTTTTGCCCTTCCAATTCAGGCCGCGAAGAAGACCGAAAAGCATGCAGCCATTGAATTGCTAAACTCAGACCTTCAGTGTGGCAATTTCTTCATCCATGAGGACTCTCCTATTTTAGAGGAATGGAGTCAGCTCCAATATACGAAAGACCTAAAGAAGGAACATCCTGCGTATCCCAACCACGTTAGTGACGCCACTCTTTATGCCTTCAGAGAGGCACGTCACTACGCATGGAGAGCGCGGCCAGATATTCCAGCAATGGGCACACCTGAACGACTTGAGTACGACCTAGATCAGTACTGGGAAAAACGAAGCAATGCGATTGAATCCAAAGATGGAAAAGGATGGTGGGAAACCGCATGGAACTTTCAGTAGACAAATTAAAACCTCTCATTGACCTTTTACGAAGTGAGAACGTCAGCTATTTTAAATTGGGGTCGCTTGAGCTGCGCTTAAATCAAGTTCCCGATAAAACAATTGTGCCTCCGCCAAAAACTGACAAGCAACTTCTAGCAGAAGAAGAAAACATGCTGTTCTACAGCGCGGAGTAAAATAATGGGAATCGGCGAGCGAATCTACGACAAACAGTTCTGGTGGGAATCCAAAAAAGACATTTACCTACGGATGCTCGCTAAATTTGACGCATTACGCGAAAGCGCAAAAAGCCGAGATAAAGAAGCACTCGTCAACATGCGTCTCTATGGCAACGTGTACATGAGCGATTTAACGCTTCACGGATACGCTAAAGTCGCCAGTCACCGTCAATCGCATCGCGTGCAGATGAACATATGCCAGTCTATGGTTGATACGGTCACAAGCAAGGTAACAACGACCTACCCTAAAGTTCAGTTTCTTACTGATGGTGGAAGCTTCGGAGAGCAGCAAAAAGCCAAGCGACTAACAAAGTTTTGTTCAGGCATGTTTTACAAGACTGGTTTGTACGAAGTGGCCCCGCGTGTTTTCCGTGACGCTGCCGTGATGGGAATGGGCGTCATGAAAATACATGGCGACGAAGATGGTTTGTATTGTGAGCGTGTTTTTCCTAACGAGGTAATCATTGAT